ACCAGGACCATCACGGATGACGGCGATGGCAACCTGACTGCTGACGTCGACGCGACTGCTGCGGCGAACTTCAACGTCGTTGACTATGACACTGGCGCGTTTGCGTTCAAGGTGCCGAGTGGCCAGGAAGTTCAGGAGGCCGAGACAAGCCACGCTGCGACTCCAACTGGTCCGGTTCCAGGGTCGATTATCACCGGTGCTTACTACATCACGCCGGCTGAGACTGTGGAGCAGGATACCCTCGCAGGTGGAACCGATGGTGCGGCTTTGACACGGAATGAGATCACGGACCCAGCTCTTCTGGCTGACCGTGAGGGTATGTATGCTCTACTCGTTCCGGACGAACTCATCAACCTCGCCATTCCGGATGCGGCTGGCGATGTGACGATGAGCACAGACCAGGTCACCGAGGCCGAGCGGAATGGTCAGTGGTTTGTCATCCTGGCTCCACCTCCTGGTTTGACGCCGCAGCAGGTCAAGAACTACAGGGTCAACACGCTTGGCGTGTCGTCGAGCTATGCCGCCCTGTATTACCCCTACATCACGATCAGTGATCCTGTGACGGACCTTCCAGCGAATGTGCCGCCAGGAGGCCATATCGCAGGCGTGTACGCGCGCACGGATGCGAGCAAGTCGGTGGGCAAGGCTCCAGCAGGCGTTGAGGATGGCAAACTGTCCTTCAGCATTGGCCTGGAGCGAGACCTCGACTTTGGCGAGATCGACATCTTGCATCCGCGTCAGATCAACAGCCTCATCGACAAGGCCCAGACAGGTCGTGTTGTTTGGGGTGCGCGGACCCTGGAGAATCCGCCATCTGATTTCCGATTCATCCATGTGCGCAGGCTCTTCAATTTCTTGAAGAAGAGCATTTTCAACAGCACACATGGGTTCGTTTTCGAGAATGTAGGGTCGGCTCTTCGAAGCAGAATCCGATTGACGGTGGAGAACTTCCTGCTGACTCTCTATGGGCAGGGGCTCTTCAAGGGAAACAGTCCGAGCGAGGCCTTCGCGGTCATCTGCGACGAGACGAACAACCCGCCTGAGGTTGAGAATAGCGGCACCGTCATCTGCGACATCTACGTCGCCGCGAACGTTCCTGGGGAATTTATTGTATTCAGAATTCAGCAGCGCTTTGAACAAAAAGCATAATAAAGCGCTTGAGGTGAGGTGGATGAATGGGTCGAAGGTCACCATTGGGTTCTGAGAGGGAAAGGGAACTGGTCAGGAGGTACCTGGCCGGCGAGCCCACGATGGACCTGTGTGTGGCCTTTGATCGTTCTGATACTGGTATTCGGGATGTTCTCAGGAAACATGGTGTCAGGCCAAGTAAGTCGCTGCCGATAACATCTGTCGAGTTGTATGATGCCTTCCGGTTGTATTCTGGCGGAATGAATGTGCGACAGGTTGAGTATGAGGTGGGACGACGTGGGGGGTCGCTCCGTAGAGCGCTTAAGAAGGCTGGTTTTAGGCTCCGACCGCACAAAAAGAGGAAGATTCTGGCGTTGGACCAGGAAGCTGACATGGCTTCTCAGTATAAAAATGGTGCAACGTATCAGGTTTTGATGAAGAAATTTGAGGTTTCTGATTCGGTTGTGAAGCGGGTTCTCAAGGAGCACGGTATTCAGCCGAGGACTGGCTGGGGTCGTTACAAGACTGAGCCGTGGACTGACCGCAAGGGCGTCAAACATGTCTTCAAGTCGTCGTGGGAACTGGCTTATGCCAAACACCTCGACGGACAGGGTGCTGACTGGAAATACGAGCCCATGAAGGTCTTTCTAAAGGAGTGTCGGTGTTACACTCCAGATTTTGGGATCTACGAGGGCGGTCAGCTTGTAATGCTCATTGAGGTAAAGGGCTGGCTCGATGAGAAGACTATACATCGTCTTGAAGAGTTCCGGGCGATGTATCCGGCCTTGACGTTGGCGTTGGTTGGGCCTGAGGATTTGGCTGAGATGGGGTTGGTTGAGGAGAAGTACCTTGGGCACCACATGGCCGAGAAGGTTTCGGAGTTCAACCGGCAGTTCGAAGAAGTTGTGTCGTAGCAGGGGTACGGTTATGGGGCGATTGTCAGAAGAGATTCAGAGCATCCTCAGGGAGGCCCGAGAAGGTCCCCCTGAGAATGCTTCTGATGCCAACCAAGAAAAGGCCACACACAGGTCCCTCGATTGGGATGATATCGACTGGAGCAAGCTTGGTGATTTGCCGTGTCTCGGAGAAGATGCCGGTCCGGATTGCTGGAAGCTCCAGGAGGCAGCTCAGTTTGTTGCCGAGGACATTGCCGAGGCCACAGGGCTTGACCCCGAGGTGCTTTCTGCGGCACTCGTAGAGGCGATGTCATGTGACAGCGATTGTCGGAAGAAGTACATTACTGGCAAGGGTGACTTCAAGGGAGGCAAAGGCAAGGCTTTTGATTCCTGTGTTGAGTACGCCAAGGAGTGTTGCACGGGGGTGAAGGATCCTTCTGCTTTTTGTGGTTACATAGGACGAAGAGCAGGTAAGATCTGACCGAGGTCATAAGCCGGGGGTGAGCTACAAGCAAGCTTCCGAGGGTGAGGGTGAGGGAATATGGACGCAGCAATTACGAACGCCAGCTCAGCGGCGATTTTTGTTCCAGGTCCGAACCTGGACATTCCTGCCGGGTCGACGAAGACGTGGGCCGGCATCACGGTAGCAGACCTCGATGGCAATCCCGTGCTCAAGCAGTACGTGGTCGATGGCGATCTCACTGTGTCGGTGAGCCCGGATGCCGAGGATGCAGCTTTGGCGACTCAGGGTGCGTTGAATTTCGCGGCGATGCCGATCTACGCCAACGCCAACCTGCCAACTGGCTACAACGGGCGTGTGGCTTTCGTCAGTGATGGCCGGAAGGGTGGCGAGGGTGCGGGAGCTGGAACAGGCGTTCCGTGCTACTACGATGCTGCTTCGACTTCCTGGTTGACCTTTTCTGGCGACACGGCTGTCACGGTTTAGTAGGAGGCCGAGTTGGCTACGGCACCAGGCATTATCGAGCAGCTCATCAACGCTGGCAGTCAGTTTGACGGACAGCTTCCGTCAACGACGCCGGTTGACGCTGATGGGATCAGGAAATTTCCTACTGACACACAGGGTGGGAAGTTTTCTTTTGACTTTGTGTCCCAGGCCGGATCTTTCGAGTCTTACGTTATCGATCAGATCTTGGTCGACTTTGGTGATGCCGCGACTGCCGTAGTGAACATTCTCACTGCTGGTGGTCCTACGGTTCAGCTTGCGGCGCCTGGTGCAGGTACGTACTTGTTTACAGGGCCGTTGCAGCTTGGCTGGGATCAGCAGATTCAGCTGGTAACAACCGGAGCAACAGCGGCATTGTCGGCGAGAGTCATCGGGCGGCCGGGTCGGGTAAGACCCGCGACGTAGGGAGGTGGATGGTGGCAAGGCTCTCAGAACAGCTTGGCACGGCTCTCAGACCGGGACCTCCGGATTGTGAGGGGCTCATCGTCAAGCTTGCCCGGCTTCGTAATGAGGATTATCCGGGTCGTGATGCTCATGGGGTGCTTCCCATGCTCGTTGTCGGCCATCGTATGCTCTCAGAAACCGAGTGGGCTCGGTGGGTCAGGGAGAAGGCTGCGTCCCCTTATGGTATGGCCTACGCGGCACGTTTGGCCAAAGAAGGGGTGGATCTGAAGGACATGCTCCCTACGGCTCCCATTGGTAGGGAGATGCGTGTTCGTCAAGAGGAGAAGTCGGTTTCCGAGTCAGCGAGGTATCGCTATCTCGATATGGCCGGAGCCATCCTCACTATGGTCGAGAAGTGGCCGAGTCTTTACAATTTGATGGCAGAGGAATTGGCCGAGCACGAGATGATGCTCTCGGAGTTTGTGGAGCGGATTCGGGCCATGCCTTCTCCGTGGGAGATAGGGCAGGGTCGGTACTACACGTTGGGTGATCTGATCGGTCGACTCATCGTGCAGACTCCGTCGTGGTGACGAGGAGGAGGAGAGGGAGATGACAAGGGTAGCAGCAAGCGATCCGCTTCAAAGTTTCAGGTTTCATGCTGTGGCAGGAGCGGTTCCTGGTGGAATTCCAGGCACAAATGGGACTGACATCCTCCAGCCGGAGACTGCTGGCATTGGTGATGTTGCTGGTGGTGACGGCGAGGGT